AACATATATTTCCACTTGTAGTTATCTGAAGTTTCTAATATATTAACACTTTCTCCTGTTGGTTCAACCGTTGAAGCAGAATTGTTATCGTTGTCTAAACATTTATAGACTTTAAAGTTTGAATTCATCGCATAGAAATTTGCGTCATATAAATTCGTTGCACCACTATTAGCAGTTTGAACATTAGTAGTTCCTGTTATTCTGTTTCCATAGTCGTGTCTGTAAATATCGTAAGTTGTTCCAGATGTCCAATTTATTCTTGGAGCAGCAAAAGCTACATCTGAAGCAGTAATTTTTTTAGCAGCCAGTAAATCATCAAAAGTATCATACTCATCTTGTACTGAATCGGCTGGTGTAATAGGAGCTGAATCAGTTCCTATGTTATCTGTTCTTCCATCTGCTCTATCTTTAGTTCCAAAAGCAGAAGGTTTTCCTATTCCTAGGTAATAGACATTTGGACTTGCTTCACCAAAAGATTCCTCAAATTGTTGAGCATTATTTCGTCTAAATTTACTTGTTATAATCGCTGGCATTGTTTGTTTCCTGTTTCTTTGTACTATTTATACATCTTCCCATTAAGATATGTTTATTGTATTTCCCATTCCACTATGATTTGTACATTGGTAATATAATGTTGATGGAGCATTCATTGGTACGCAGAAAGTTATTGTTCCACTACCTGTTGAGTTATTATCTACACCAAATCCATATGCACTTCCACCACTTGCCGTTCTTATTTCAAACGGATGTGAAGCACCACTAGATACCGTAAAAGTGTATGTATGTCCTTTCTTTAAATAAAGTACAGGATCATTTTGCGAACCACCACTATTATGAGTAGTAAATCCATCACCTGTAAATGTAAAGTCTGTTGAACCGTTATTAGATACATTAAAATTAGCTGCTACTTTAGAAGCAGGGACATAATCATTAGGTCTCCATCTTCCAGTACCACTAACATTTTCATATACTAATACTTGTCCATAAACTGGAGTAACCGTAGTAGTATCAACATCTGATAGTCTATCAACACTATCGTTTTCTGTTATAATGTTTATCCAACCAGAACCTGTAGCAAAGTGAGCTTTACTATCACTTGTGGTTACAGCGAACATACCAGTATAAGTAGCTGCCGTTGGTAAACCAGCAGTATTTGTAAAATCGTATCTTGCTTTTGAACCAGAACCAGTTAAATCTAATTTACCTGTTCCTGAAATTGTAAATCCAGCAGTATCTAAACCAGCACCTAGTACTGGACTTGCGTCATCTGATAATTCTGAAACAATAGATGTAGGTCTCCAATCTGAACTTCCAGAAACCCAAGTAAGTACTTGTCCGTTTGTTGGAGTTGCAGTTGTCGTATTTACATCAGCAAAAATATCAATTGATGATAATGTAGTTGCGATTTCGTTCCAAGCATTATTAGAAGCAAGGTAACCTTTGTGAGTTGATGTATCAACAGCAAAAGCACCTGGGTAAGCACTAGCAGCTTCAAAACTTGCAAGAGCATTAGCACCTTGAGCAATAAATGAACCTAGTGTAGCACATCTTAATTTAATATTTCCTGTTGACACTCCAGTTAAAGCTGGGTCATCATAAGTTTTGTTTGAAAGTGTTTGTGAATCTGTTAATGTAGCAACCGTGTTATCAATTGCAATTGAAATATTGTCGTCTGATACGGTTGTTGATATTCCACTACCACCACCAAAGTTAAGTGTATCGCCTACCGTAAATGTATCATTAGTACCAATATCAGCAGAAAGAGTAATTGTACTTCCTACTTGTTTCCAAAACATTGCACTTGCGCCGTCTGTTGCAAGTACATAGTTTGATGTTCCAGCAGAAGTTGGAAATGTTAGTGTATCTAATTTAATTTTTCCTGTACCGTGTGGGATTAATTCAATATCTCCATTTGAAGCAGAAACAATTTTGTTTCCGTTTACATCTAAATCACCACCAAGTTGTGGAGTTAAGTCAACTGATATGTCTCCAGCAGCTGCCGAGTTTGTTGGTTCAAATCTACTATTAGTCGTAGACCATTGTAAAATTTGGTTTGAAGAAGCTCCTGATACTACAATTTTTAAATCTGAACCGTCTCCTAGTGCTGTATATAATTCATTTATATTATCATTAATTTTATCACCACCGACACGAAGATTATCACCTGTTCCGTCATTTGGAGAACTACCTAGATTTATTGTTTGCTTTGCCATATCTCTTTTCCTATTATTCTAATATTTATACGCCATCTTTATGAGCTTGCGTCAAAAGTAGCTGTACCACTACTAAATTTCTTACTTGTATTACTAAACTTGCCTTGAGGCACTAAAACCTCAACAGGCAAAGTAATATAAGTCTTTGCTATAGTTGCTAAATCGCCAAATTGAACTTCTGTTCCATCAGCAGGCGTATTAGAACCTATTACTCTCAAATCTTTTACTCTTGCCCAATTCATAGCACTTGTATTAATCATACCTTGGAATCTTCTATCAAATTCTCTTAATCTTGGTCCAGCATATACAGAACCGAAGTTTGTATTGATTGTTCTGAAATAATAAAATGGTTTAAATTGAAAAGAATACGATATTGGAGTTTGTGTTAAGGTAACATCCCTAGTTGTTGTTGAGAAAGGAGATTTACCTCCTTGGGCAACATCAGCAGCTTTTCCTTCAAGTGGATTACTTCTTAAAGTTGAACCATCAGTTTTTGTTCCTAATCTTCTACCAAATACACTACCAAACAATGTGTTCATTAATGTAATCCAAGGACTTGAAGTAATACCAGTAACCCTACCAACAACAGGCATTTTAATTCTGTTATCTAATTTTAATTCAATATTAACTTGTCCTGTAAAGTAGAAACCAGCAGGGTGCATTGTCTTTTTAAATGCGTCTCGCCATTCATTAATAGTACGACCTACTTTAACAACATATGAGAAGTCCTGATAGTATAAACTATCTTGTATCTTCATTGTTGTTTCTGATAAGTGTCCGTCTTCTGAAACATATCTACCTTCACTTGTTGCTAATCCAACAACATCAATCGTTGCAACTGCTGGGTCTGTTTTTCCCATTAAACCAGTTGTACCTGAAAGACCACCTGTTATAGTTTCATCTACAGAAAAGGAATTAGCATTTCTATCTTTTAATCTTAATAATTTTCTATTAGCATCCCAACTTACTACAACACCAGTTGCACTAGAAGAAGAACCAGTAATTGTTTCGCCAACTACATAGTTTCCATTTGTACTTAACGCAATAATTGATTCTATAAACTGAACTGCTGGAGGTGTTGACGCTTGTTCGTGTGAACGACCACTTTCTATTATATCAATTCCTAATAATTTTCCAATTTCGTCTCCATATGAAAGTACTTCAGCGTTAACTCCATTTAAACTATTAATAGTAACCAAAGGTGTTTTTGTATAACCAGAACCACTATTAATTAATCTTATATCTGTAATATCACCTACTCCATTTTCTAAAACTATTTTACTGCCTGGGTTAATATCATATCTGCTTGTTGCAGTTTCAAAAAGTATATGTCCATCGTCACCTGTTTCATTACCAATTGCTCCATTAGCAACAGCAACTTCAGCAACAGCTCCACCACCATTTGTATTTGCATTATCAAAAACTAATTGGTCACCTATTTGATATTGTGTACCAGAAGCGTTAATATAGAAATTTGTTATTCCAGAACCACCAACTTCTCCAACTTGACAGATTGAACCTTGTCCACCACCTGAAAGTTTAACTTGGTCTCCTTTAATATAGTTTGCACCATCATTTGTTATTGTAAATGTTCCAGGAACACCAGTAACCTCAGCTTTAATGTAAACATCATCGGTATCTGTTTTTGTTCCTCTAACTATTTCATTAACTTGAAAAGTTCCAACAATACTATCTTGGTTTAATAATAATTCTGATACAAGTTTGTCTCCAATTTGGAATCTATTTAAATTTTCTATAATTGCAGTTGCACCAGAAGTTAAACCTGTAATTTGTCTACCAACTAAATCTCCTGTGTTACCTACACTATTAATTGTTCTTAAAACTTGGTTAGAAGTAAACTCTCCATCTGATACTCTTAACATTTGTTCTTTTGGATAAAATATTTCTGAATTCTCACCAAATAACAATCTAAAAAATAATTCGTGTCCTTTTGCAGTCCCTTTAGTACGATATAAAGTTTTTACTCTTTTAATTAATTCTCTTTTGTTAATATCACCGTGTAAGTCTTCTGGAATTGTATTTAAGACTTCGTTTCTAAATTGAGATAAGAAATGTTGTATAACTTTATCGGGATCCCTAAAGTTTAATAATTCTTGGATTGATTTTACTGGATTTGGTCTATAACTTCCTGCAATACCTGAAGCACCAGAAGTTAAACCAACAATTGTCTCACCATCTATAAATTTATCATTTGCATTTATGAATAATCTATTATTTTTTAAATCTTCTGCTAATATAGCAGTTTGAGCATTAGAAGTTTGACCTTTTATGATTTCGCCGAAAGTAAATTTTCCATAAGTGGAAGTTTCTTGTAAAACTTTATCGCCAGCGTCTATTTGAGTTGCTTCTGAACCAAGTCTACTTGCGTCCAACAATAATTTGTTAGATTGACCTGTTTCTGTTTCTAATAAGATACCTTCTGTTGATTGAGATTCAGTAATACCTAATTCAGCACATTCCATAAATGTAAAATATGCTTTTAGAAATTCTACAAATTGAGGATGGTCTGATATTACAAATTCAGGTACCTGACCTTGAATAAGACTGGTAATCTTTTTAGTAAACTTTGCCATTTATTAGTAAGAGCTTGTTGTAGTGTAACCAACTCCAGCGTCTGAACTTCCAGCAACAAAAGTATCTTTTTCAACCGCAATATTAGAATTAGCAATATCTATTTCTATTATTTGGTCTCTTACTGGTACTATGTCTTTGGAATCAGGTTGCACGGTTAATTCTATAACACTTGAAGCACTTCCTCTTATATTTGAAATTGATGTCACCTGTAATGAATTAATTGTTATAGCACCTGTCGTATAATCTATTGTACCTTGCGTTGAGTTTGAATAAACTCTTGTTGCACCTGACAAATAATATCTTCTTACTATTCCATTACCATCATCATCTAAAAATTGTTCTTCACTATAACCATTTACTTTAAAACCTGTTGAAGATAGTATACCACCTGCTGTTGCGTTATGTCCCATATGTGGATTGTATAATGCGTTTCTAAAATATACATTATACTTTAATGAACTACCAATAGAAGGTGTTAAATCTTTTCTTATCTTTAAAGTTGTTATGTTTGACAATATTGAACTATCAACATTATCAATTAATGTAGAAACTTTACTATGTCTGAATACACTATCAAATTTTTGAAGTGTAGAAGCATTATAAGCAATTAAGTTGCTTGTAATATTTGCTTTTAATGTTTCAGCGTCTTTAGTAGTTGCTGAAGAATTAAATTTTGCAGTTGTAGATAATATTATACTTGTTGTTTCAGGATCAACTATTTGTGGAGTAACCGAAGCAACATTATATTCTTTTAGTTTATTAACAATGTCTGCTTTTGTTTGAGTAGTTAAAGTAGAACCACTAGCTGCCTTAATTGCAATTTTAACAACACCATAAATTGGTGTTTCATCATCTTCACCACCCCAAGCACTTACAGCAATAGCATTTGGATATAAAGATTGTACTTTTGTTTCATAATCAGAAGTGGTTACTGCTCTATCTTGCGCTGAGTATTGTAAAGGAGCATTAAATCTAATACTCTCTTTTGTTTCTGATTCACTACCACCTTGCGATACAGAAGTAGTTGAAACTGATATGTTTGAAAACATTCCAATGTTACCTGCTGGTGAAAATGTCTTAGCACCATTTGATTCTGCTTTATTGGTAACAATATATTCCATTATAACAATATTACCTGTTGATAATTTTTTACCAAGTACACCATCACCAAAGGTTACACAATACTTACCTGTTTCTGTTTCATTTAAAAAGTAAACGGTAGAAGTATCAGTTAATTTTGTTAAACCTGTAACCGAAGTATATGTTGTTTGAGTTGTTTCTGTTAAACTTGTTTGAACTTTTATTTTTAGTGTTGTTGTATCAGCATTAACACTAGGTATTAAAAACTTTTGGTCGGGATCTTGCGTATCAACCGTATATCTATATGTAATTGGTGTTCCTTCATATAAGGTTACATTTGAAAACTTAAATACACCATCAACAGGTGTAATTGTAATTTCATCATTAGTAATATAGTTGTAAGCAGTACCATCAACAGCAGTTGTAAAGGTTTGACCTTTATTCATTGTCAAAGTTGTTCCTGTTGCGTCATTAACGGTAATGTCAACTGAAGCAGTTGGAGCTTTTGCTGAAGAAGGAGTATAACCTAACATTTTAGCAAGTGAAACTACATTAGCTCTTACATCAGCAGAATCTAAATACATTTCATTTGCTAACATATTAGCATTGAAACCTAGATAGTGTGTATTGTATGCTAGTGTATCTAATAGTACAGAAAAACCAGAACCTTCAAAATTATAATCTGAAAATTCTGCTTGATTTTGTAAAAATACTTTTAAGTTTGCTTTTATCTGGTCAAAATCTAATTCCGAAATATCTAGTTTGGTGCTTGCCATTATTCTTTCCTAATTATTAATCAAAGTAAGTTTTTGATAACTCACCTCGTTCTACCGTTGTACCTTTTTTTCTACATCTTATATAAACTTGTACCGTACCACCACCTGGTTTAGTATATGTTCTAATTCCACTAGCGATTACTGAATTAGCGCCATCTGCTGAATCTGGATATGTATTTGCTGCCGTAGCAGTATTTTCATATTGCCATATTGAATTACTTCCTGGTACATCTACCCACGCCATATTATCTTAACCTTTGTAAATATGTTTCTACTACTACTGGAGTTGAAATACCAATAACATAGAAACTGATTTGTATATGGTATCTGTTTGCGTCTTCTTGTGGTTGAGCAATAACATTTACTATCTTTGCTCTTGGTTCAAAGTTAGTTAAAACTTCTATAACTTTTCTTTCCAAGTTTAACGCAGTTAGAGGTGTCATATTTTCAAATAACAATCCTCTTACATCACTACCTATTTCTGGATGAAATGGTCTCTCATAATGATTAGTTTGTATTAAATTCTTTACACTTCTTTTTACAGCATCCACATCTTGCAATTTAACTATATCCGAGGTAACAGGATTTCGGGTAAAATCCAAGTCTAAATCAGAATATAACCGATTTACTCTATCTTTATTTTTTAAACTAGTTGAATCGTAAAATGCCATAACACTTATATTTATACACTAACCAGCAAACACATTAGGACTTCCTGCTGCCACAGAAGTACATCCTGATATTGCGTCACCTATTCTTCCACAACCTACACCATTAACAAATACGGTAGTTGAACCTACTGCTATTGGTTGAGCGTGTGATGGACAAGGTACACCTGGATATTTGTGTCCTGTATTAACATCACCTTGTCTACTAACAGCAATACCGTTGCAAAATACATTTGCACTACCTACTGCTCTAGTCATACCAGAACAATGGGTAACATCAGCGTCTCCTATCCTCGTAACCGCAGGCATTCTCTCTCCATTAATTGTTTTAATTTACTTTCAAAGGTTGATATGTAATTATGTTGTTCTTCAGTATGAGGAGGTTCTGGATAATCAGGTTTAAATGAAATTACTGCTCCAATTTCGTTTGGAATATCATTTGTGTTGTTATATGTAAAAATTCTATTTTTAATTCTTACTTTAAATTCGCCTTCCATTATTTTTCCTCTCTTTTTACTATATTTATTATTTTTTTTAAAAATTACATTTGAATTGCAAAGTTTTTCTTGCTTCATTTAAAGATTTTAGTAAATTTTCTTTAGAAATCGAATCAACATCACCAGATTCACTCAATTCGGGAAAAAACTTGCAATTATGCACATTTCTGGCACATCCATAGAACAAAAAGAGAACAAATAGTAAAAAAACTATTGATTTTATTGATTTTTTTTGGATTTTGCTCATTTTTTACTTGACATTTGTTTGGATTTAAGGTAATATAGTATGTATATGAACAAAAAAATGATGATAAAAGAAAAAAAAGAAGAAAATTGGTTCCTAGAAAAGAAATATTTTTATGTTTCTGAATTACATATGGGAATTGATGGTTTAGAAAATATAACAGACCACAAAGGACCTTTTAAGTCTCTTAAAACTGCTCAAAATAGTTTTGAGAAGTATGTAAATGCTAGTAAGTACTTAAATGATTGGGAAAAAGCTAGTTTTTCAATTAGAGGACCTATGTACACTAGAAACGCATTTAAAATTGGCGATAAAAATGTGATTCCTTCTTATGATACAATTTGGTATAACAACAAAGGGAGAAAATAATGATACAAGTAAATAAAACAGCAAAAAACATAGATGAAGGTATTAAGTTTATGATAGACGCTATGGTTGAAGACTATGGTGGTTTTAATAGACATAATAAAGTTGATGTTGTAAGAGATAATATGTATAATGAATACAAAAATGGATTTACCGTTTCAGGAGGTCAGAAGTATATTAAGATAACTAATGGCGGTTCTGTTAAATGTTTTATCGTAAAAGAAGACTTTAAACATTTTAAATCAGGCGATATATTGAAACCTGCTGGTTGGAGAGCACCTGCTCTAAATCAAGCTAGAGGAAATGTATTAAATGGTAATTACTCAATTCAATGGACTGGTCCATTGTACTTAAAATAGAAAGGACACTATGATACTATTAACTGAACTGAATAAACAATTATCTAGTCTTAATGTTTCGGACTTAAACTTAACAAAAGACTATATTAATGATTTAATTGCTGTTAAGGTTAAATCAACACTTAAAGTTGGCTCAAATGTCAATATCGTACAAAAAACTAAAAAGACACCTGGCGTCATTACTAAAATGATGAGGTCAAATTGTTTAGTTAAATGTAAGATGACAACTTATAGAGTACCTATGAGAATGTTAGAGGCGGCTTAATAATAACAATAAGGAGAACATTATGAAAAAACTAATAGAATATATGACTATCGCATTGTCAGTAGGAGGTACACTATGTTTAGTTGCTGCCGCTGGTGCAATAGATGGTGGATATAAAGGCATACCAATGAATAATGATTGGTTGGCGTGTGGTGTATTTACATTGTTAGGAATAACTATGTTTATATTATCTTTGTATTCGCAAGAAATGTATAAAGAACAGAAATAATTAAACTGCCCAAGGTGTATATCCTTGGTCTTTAGCACTCTTATCATCTTCAGACTCTATGGCCTGAACTTCAGGTACATAGTGTCTCATCATACTCTCAACACCTTGTTTCAAAGTTAATTGAGACATACGACACCCACTACAAGAACCTGCCATCTGTAATTTTAATACTCCATCTTTATATGAGATAAAATTAATCTTGCCTTTGTGAGCGGCAACTGATGGAGCTACTTTCTCATCTAATATATGTTTTATATTTTTTATTATTTCTTCTTCTGTTCTATCTTCTATCATTTTATATCTAACTTCATATTTTTCATTTTTGATTGGTCCACTTGTTCTAATACATAATTACCACTTATACTTATTCTCTCAAAGTCTTTATAATATGGTGGTACATAATGATTTAAACCAGCAGGAAAAACAAACATTAATCCTTTATATGGTTTAATAGAAAAACTATTACTTTGTAAATCTGTTATTCTTTCTCCATATTGAAATACTATTTGACCTGCGTGTTGACTATTGCTAATAGGAATATCCTTTTCAAATATTTCATCATCTATTTCTCCATACATAACAAAGCTAAACAAACCACCGTGGTCGTGTACTGGATTAAAGTCACCTGCGTGTTGAAAGTTTATCCATAGTTGTTGTAATCTTAATGCACCCATACCACCAGATTGTCCCATCATCGTTTTTTGTACATTAGGCCATTGAGGTCCATTATTAGATTGTAGTATTTCAAAAAATTCAAAAACTTTTTGTACTATTGCTTTATCAGCTTTATTTCTAATATCGTTATTAGGTCCTGCAGGATATTGAATACTAGTTCCTTTTTTCATATTACCTGCAAGTTTAGGTCTATGGTCTTTATCTTTATCGTTTCTTGTTCGTTGTCCTTCTTCAATCAACATATCAATTATGTTTGTATCCATTTCACAACGATAGATTGGTGGACCAAATGGGTATAGTACTTCTCCATTTATATCTGGATGTACCATTTGAGGTATGATTGTTTCTTCTCTAAATTTTGTCATAATATTACTCTATCAGTTTATTATTCTTTTGTCAATATGCCAATGTCTTTTATTGTATCGTTTAAAAACTTATTCTTTTCTTTTAGTATCTTATTTTCAATAGTCAATACTTCAATCTTTTTACACAAATCTAAATCACCTCTTTCGTCATCTAATATCATTTGTAATTGTTTCTTTAACAAATTCATTTGATACTCATAATCTTTATCTAAAGGTAGATTGATTTCAGCATTATCAAATAATTGTAATTCTTGTTCAGTCATTATATCTTTCTATGCTCCAAAACTTTCTCCACAACCACAAGTGCTTGTAGCGTTTGGATTTTTTAATTCTAAAAATGAACCAAATATCTCTTTACGATATTCTACCGTCATTCCTGCTAACATTAATATGCTAGACTTATCTATTAACAATGTAAAGTTTTCATATTTTAATACTTCATCATTGTCATCTTTATTATCTTCAAATGACCACTCATATTTAAAACCAGCACAACCACCACCTTTAACCTCTAGTCTAACATACTTCTTATTATGTTCTTTGCTAAGCTCGGTTAGATGTTGGTTTGCGTTTTCTGTTATTGTAATTAAGTTTGTCATCTTTATTATTTAGGCCTGGACTATTTCCAACTTTCTGTTTTTCACAACCGATATTGAAAGATAATGCAGAACCACTTTCTTCTATAAATTTAATCATTTGGTCTGCTTTCCATTGTGCTTTGATTAAACATTCTTCTTTAGTATTATAAATGGTTTCTGGTAATTCATATTTCTTTTCACATTCCCCACCTGGTAATAGAACACAAAATATAGCAAATACTTTCCACATTACGCATTCCAACCATTGTCTAATACATCGCCCATATCTTCGCTAGTATCTAATATTAATTCTTCTAACTCAATTAACATATTATATAAAATTGATACATCAATTTGTAGTTGCCAGATTGTATAAGCTAAAAACATTATAACAATCAGTTGAAGTAATAATACCAAATCATTTAATTTCTTATTCATCTATAATATTTATCAAGTTCCTAGCACCGTAGCTTATCATAAAGTCAGCGCCTGCTCTTTTGAATACTTGATATGTTTCTTTTAAATTATCTTCTGTATGAATACCTAACCATTCGCCACTTGTTTGATATACACCAACAGGAGTATTATAATTAAAATGTTTTATATCACTAATTAAATCTATACTTGTCATACCAGGTTTAATTAGTAATTCATCAGCACCATCTTCTCTATACTTAACTGCTCTTGCAAGTATATCACCTTTTTTAGTTTCTACATCTAATTGATATGGTCTATGTATACCTGGTTTAATTCCTAATGTATCTCTCCAACCAACATAGAAACTAGAACGAAATTTTGTACTATAACTCATCACTTCTATATTACCATCTTTTAAAGATTTAATATTCTTAACCGTATTCTCTCCACAATCACTTGGCGCTATTGTAGCACCAGAAGCATTGTAAATACCTTTTGCCATTTCTTTAAGATAACGGTCTGTTAATTCTTGGTTGTCTGTAATATTACAATGACCATCAGGCGTATAAGGACATAAACATAAATCTACAATCAATCTACATTGAGGTTGTATAATTTGTGAAAGACTAGCAGCGGTAACACACACTTGGTCAAACTTATGTT